AAGACATCAAAACCGCCTTCAGCGGCGGCCTCGCCGGCATCGGCAAACTGATCCTGAACTGGTCCCCGCTGGGCCTGTTCTACAAAGCCTTCAGCGGCGTCATGAGCTGGTTCGGCGTAGACCTGCCTGACACCTTCACCGGATTCGGCGGCCAGATTCTGGACGGCCTGGTAAGCGGCCTCACCGGCGGTCTGAAAAAGGTGAAAGACACCGTGGTGAACGCTGGCAAGAAAACCATCGGCTGGTTCAAAGACGTTCTGGGCATCAAATCACCCAGCCGCGTATTCATGGCCGCAGGCAACGACACCCTGGAGGGCTACCGCCGGGGCCTGGCGCAGAAAGAGCCAGACGCCCTCAAGCAAGTCAACAGCTTCGGCAAGCGCATGCGCAACGCCGGGGCCGGAATTGCCATGGGCGCAGCCGCCATGCCCGTGGCAGCCGGTACCGTGCAGGTAGACAGCCGCCCGCCCGTGGCTGCGCCAGCTACCCAGGCAGCGCCAGCCGGTGGCGACAACATCACCATCAACGTGTACCCGCAGCCCGAGCAAAACGCCCAGGACATCGCCGCCGAAATCCACCGCGTACTGGCAGAGCGGGACCGCCTAAAAGCCCGCCGCGCCGGCAGCGCACTGTACGACAGGGAGTAAACCGCCATGATGATGACCCTTGGCATGTTCGTGTTCGAAACCAAATCCCTGCCCTACCAGCAGCTGCAGCGCGACAGCAACTGGAGACACCCCAGCCAGGCGCGCGTGGGCCAGCGCCCCGCTTACCAGTACACCGGGCCGGGGGAAGACACCATCAAACTCACCGGCACCCTGTACCCGGAAATCACCGGCGGCCGCATGACGCTGGACGACGTGCGCATCATGGCCGACGAGGGTAAAGCCTGGCCGCTGATCGAAGGCAGCGGGCGTGTGTACGGCTTCTGGTCCGTCACCAGCGTGAGCGAAACCAGCACCGTGTTTTTCCCGGACGGTACGCCCCGCAAAATAGAGTTCAGCATCAGCCTGCTACGCGTAGACGACAGCAACTTCCAGGACTTCCGAGACCAGGCCGCCAACAACCAGGACGCCGCCATCGGCCTGGGCCTCTACCAGCCACGCCGTAACGGCGGCGGGGGCATGCTCGCATGAACCACAAAGCGCCAGACTACCGCCTGGTGGTAAACGGCCAGGACATCACGCCCAAAGTAAACGGCCGGCTGATCGACCTCACCGTAAGCACAAAGCGCGGAGACGAGGCCGACACCCTCAGCATCACACTCAGCGACCACGACGGCGCCCTGGAGATCCCGCCCAAGGGCGCGGAAATTCAGGTAGCCTTCGGCTGGCGCGGCCAGCCCCTGGAAGACAAAGGGCTTTTTACCGTAGACGACGCCGAATTCAGCGGCTCGCCAGACATCATCAGCATCAGCGCCCGGTCAGCCGACATGCGCGGCGACCTTCCCACCCGCAAAACCCGCAGCTGGCACGAAACCAGCGTAGGCGACCTGGTAACCACCATCGCAGACAACCACGGCCTGCAGCCCGTGATCGGCGACGCCCTGGCCGGCCGCACCATCGAGCACCTGGACCAGACCGACGAAAGCGACATCAACCTGGTCACCCGCCTGGCCGAACAGCACGACGCCATCGCCACCGTAAAATCCGGCCGCCTGCTGTTCCTGCCAAAGGGCCAGGCCGAAACCCGCTCCGGCAAAGCCATGCCGCTGATCACCATTACCCCAGGCGACGGCGACGGCTACAGCTACCGCGAGAAAGACCGGGAGAAGTACACCGGCGTGGTGGCCTACTACAACGACCTGGACGCGGGCGAGCAAAAGCCCGTGCAGGCGGGCACCGACGAGCGCACCAAACGCCTGCGCGGCACCTACGCCAACCAGCAGGAGGCCAACGCCGCCGCCGTGGCAGAGCTCAACCGAATAAAGCGCGGGGAGGCAGAGTTCAGCATCACCCTGGCCACCGGACGGCCAGAAGTGGCGCCGGAATTCCGGGTGCGGGTACAGGGATTGAAACGGCAGATTAACGAGCGGGAATGGGTGATTTCCGCTGTCTCCCACAGCGTGAGCGACAGCGGTTTGGTTTCCAGCCTGGAGGCTGAAACGGGGAATGAATGATAACTTAGGCGCCAGCCAGACGAACAATAGTAAACACAATGCCGGCAACGGCAACCATTCCGCCAAGAACGATACCCATTGTCCACATAAGGTGTTGGCGAAGCGTAGAGTGAAGCTCTGAACTAGTTGCCATTGTGGACTTAATAACGGCAACATCTTGTTCCAAATGTCTCAATCTTTGCTCCATATCTGGCGGCTCCCCTCCGGAATCAACCGGTCTAAGATGACTGATCTTCTTAGCCATTATCACCTCCCTTGTCCAAAAAAGCCAAAACCTCAATATCCCTGAAGTACCGAAGAAAGCCGCAGTTCATACACGCCTGCAAAAACTCCCCGTACCCTCGGGCCGGGTTATCCTCTAACCGGCGCACCATGCGCACGGCGGGCGCTTCGCCTTCCAGGCTCTCATCGGGGTCATTCACAGAAATGCTCATGCTCTCTTTGGCTCCGCACGTGGGGCAGTCATCGCTCACACCCCTGGCCTCCAGAAAGCGGGAGAACTCCGCTCCCGTTATCAGCTTTTCACTCACTACAACCACCTCCTGTCATCAAAAAACACGCCCAGCACGCCAATAACACTGCCCCACAATCTCCACCTGGTCCATATTCTCCGGGTGGATGATCTCTTCCCGGTACATCTCGTTATCGCTCGAAACCCGCAGCGAGCCGTCCGTCAGCTTCTGCAGCCGTTTTATCCGCAGGGCATCCCCAATGCGAATAGCGAAAACGCCGTCCGGCTTCTTCCTAGAACGGTCGATCAGCACCGCGTCACCATCAGCCAGAGTTCCGTCCATCGAATCACCAGACACACGGATCGCCACTAAGTCTTTCTTGTGCAGCCCTTCCCGGGCCAGCCAGTCGTTACGGAACTTCAAGTGACTGCCAATCCGCTCCTGATCGAACAGAGAGCCGTGCCCGGCGCTGGCCTCGATGTCGTAGAGGGGGACTTCGGTGTAATCGGGGTCCTGAAATGGTCCGGAGTGCGATTCCTGTCCCCTGAACATCGGCCCTTCGCCGGTAATCAGCCAATCCACGGATATACCCAAACGAGTCACCAGCCCCTCTAGAGCGCTCGCTTTCGGGTCTCTCTCGCCGCGAACGTAATTCTGCAAAGACCTGTAGGGCATCCCAATTAGCTCGGAAACCTCATTCAGGTTCTTCCCGGTGGCATCTATTGCCTGTTTGAGTCTCTCTTGAATGCTCATTTGTTCAATAATCCTGTTGACAGACTCATTTGGGTCTTATAATGTTGCCCATATGAGTACACTTAAACCAATCCGACACAGGTGACACAATGCGCGAAGTAACCATCACTCTCTCTGGCCAAACCGGCTCCGGCAAAAGCACGCTGCTGAGCGTTATCGGCCACCACTTGCAGAACATCGGCCTGCCCGTCCACTGCTACGACGACTTAGGCCGCATCACGCCAGACCCCGTAGACGAAAAAATGCTCCGCAAATTTGCCGCAGGCGGCGCAAAACCAAACCCCGTTTACCTCCAGACGGAAAACGCCCTGCACCCCGGCTACATCACAGACGCTCAGGTAGAGCTGATTGACCAGTCCGTGGCGCAGCTGGCCACCCGCTTAACCGCAGAGGGCTGGCCAGACGACAAGATCAACGAACGGGCCGATCAGCTCGAAGCCATGCTTCGCCACCGCTTCACGCCTCTGAAAGAGGGGCATCAGGAAACAGGCGGCTGATCTGCTTATGGCAACCCAATTCGCGCACAAACGCTGCCTCGTTCCCGGCCAAATTCCCTATCAGGTTATTGAAGTAGGTTTTCTGGTCTCCGGCGCGAATTTCATTCAGCGCCGACCGGCAAGCTTTCAGGCCGGCGTCTGTGTGGCCTTGCCAATGCACGAAGCAGCCCAGCGCAAACAGATTGGAGAGCGCCACAGCCTGATCGCTCGGCATCTCCCGGAAGATATTGGCCAACTTAACGGTGCTGATGTCTTTCAACGTTAAACCTCCTTGTTGCGCGGCTTTTGCCGCCAATAGTAACCCAGTAAGAACAGGTGAACCATGAACACAGCCAACCATACCACATCCCCTCCGGCGCAAGCCGCACCCATGACCTACACCATCGTTCGGGCGCGGCTGGTGGAGCAAGGCAGCAGCATTCGGCAGTTTGCGCTGAAGAACGGCTACAAGCCCCGCTCCGTTCAGCAGGCCATTGAGCGCTGGGTCGGCCGCGATTCCCTGCCGCTGGGCAGGCTCACTTACCGCATTTTGCAAGACCTCTCCCGGGAGATCGGCCAGGAGGTCGTGCCGGGAATTCTTGAAGGCGAGCCAGCACGGCCCGCGCAGGATCAGTAAAGGAGTAGCGCCATGTACGCGGACACCAAACGTCTTAGAAATCATCGCGTCACCATCAATCTCGATGAATACGAGGCCGCTGTTATCAACGCCCTGGTGAATTACACCGGTACTCCGCCCTCCACCCTGCTCCGGCAAATGCTGTTCGCCCAGGCAGAGGAAACGTTGCTACCGACGCATCAGATGATGAACGGCTCCGGTACAGAAACGAAGGCGCAAATTTGCAGCAAATAAGGTGCACGCATGCCGGAGACAACTCTGGAACTGACACCCCAGGAAGAAAAGCTGCTGGAAAAGATACGCCAGCAGGAAGGGTTGGCCACCAAAGACCAAACCGCCGAATGGCTGGTTAAACAGCGCCTGAAGCGCTCCAGCTTGAAACTCACCGGGCGAAACCGCGCCCTGCATGCCGTAGGAGGCCCCCGCAAGTGAAAGCCCGACCGAAGAAGCCAATCAAAAGAAACTACGTGCGCATCTTCTGCCCGGACTGCGGGGGCATCTGCCGGATGAGAACCAGCCAGGAGCTGGATCAACTACTGCGGCGGGCCTACGTGATGTGCCAGGACATCGAATGCGGCTA